TTTAGGAATAATAAATTCTTCTTCTTTAGAAAATTTCATCCACGGCGAAACCTTAGCACCCTGTGACTTGTTAGGTAACATAACCTCTTCGATCTGAATAGGATTCTCTACAATAAGATAGTCTCCATTCTCGTCATGCACATGGGATACTACAGAAAGAATTTCTTCACCAGACACTAATTTTAGTGCGGCGAGAAAATCTGATTTGTCTTCTGGTCTAACCTCTGGGTTATCCATTGCTTTTAATTCGTACATCAATGAACTCATAATCAAAACTCTCTTCATTGTATATTTTCACACGTTCAACAAGATGGTTCAAGGTATAGTTCCTTTTAGACCCCTTAGATATATTGTCTGCTATATCATAGAGGATTGCCTTACGGTTATCTACTCCCCTTCTGAGGACTCTGCCAATGGATTGGAGATTTCTAATTCTGGACTTTGAGGGGCTTGCGAACACGACGTTGTTAAGATTCCTAATGTTGATACCAGTACTAAAAGTCCCATAGCTGGCAACAATGATGGAATCATTTGTCGTCTCTGCGATCTCTCTTGCTTTTTCTCGATCTTCAACTTCTACTCCTCCATGGACTAAAAAGACTTGACGGTCTTTCCCTACCTTATTATTTATCATCTCAAATAAAGGCATCCCATGCCGTTCAACGTAGTTGAACAGGACGAGTGTGTTCCCATCCAACTGACAAACTAGGTTACGTATAAATCTATTTCTTCCCTCATGCTCAACAAGGTAATCCATTTCCTGTTGATATGAATCAAAGTCTTTATCATCATGCTTAAGTATTAAAACTTTAATCTCAAATTCAGAAAGGTGACCTTCCTTGATAAGCGTCTCTGTCCTAGTAATTTTATCAACAGTACCAAACACACCCTCCAACACCAAACGATTGGTCTGTGTCCCGTCTAAGGTGCCTGTGAACCCCACACGGTACTTACAATCATAAAGTTTGTTCATTATACTAGTCAAAGATTTTGCCTTAAACAGGTGAGCTTCATCTCCTATTATAGCACCAAACTTTTCAAAGTATGATTTGGGTAATTTATATACTGACTGCCATGTGGTTATTATCACATCCTTGTCAGACCTAGGATCATTACCAGCATATACTCTGTGGCAATGATGCTCTGAGTTCCAACCATACTTCTCAAAGTCTTTATACATCTGCTCAACGAGTGATGTAGTTGGAACGACTATAAGTGTTCTTAGATTCTTTCTCTCCCAAAAACGTGCGAGAGCATAGATCATTAATGATTTACCAGACCCTGTAGGTGACAGTAGCAGTTTACGTTTGTGACGTAATGCTTCGTAGATACCTTTGTACTGATAGTCTCTAACTTTAAATGGTAGGTTGATTGACTTTACGAATTCCCCTATTCCTTGGGGCGTAATGAACTCATCCACCGTCGATGGAAGTCCATAAAATTCGTTGTCCCTATGGATGACTTCATACCCCCTTTGCTCGCAAAACGCAATAATATAAGGGAGAAGACCAACATAAATCTCGCCTGTACCTGGGGAGAATAATTTAATTTTCCCATCCCAAAACCTCTTCTTGTACGCTGACATGAACTTGGCTTGAGGCACCTCAAAAGTAAACTCGTCTGCTAGCTCGTGACCTACATGAGGTTCACATTCAATTGTTAGATAGACTTCGTTCTTCTTCTGAATAATAACATTAGATTTCATAACCTTTCAGGAACTTAGCAAACTCAATTGCATTTTTGATATAGAATGAACGGTTATTGATCGCTTGTAGAATTGCTTTCAATGCCTCGACCATTTGGTTATAGTACTTCAGCTTAAGAACGGATTTAGAATATTCTTCATCAGATTCCAGATAGATTGGAACATCTGTCTTGATGAGTTTAAGGTGAAAAGGTTTCTCCGCTTTACCAGTATAGTACTCCCACCTCTCTCGGTAGGTACGTTTACAATCCAACTCACCTTGATCCCGAAGGGTGGTGAATGTGTTGTAAAGTCTTAAATATTTAGCATGTAATCTGGGGATCTCTAAACTGTCATGATCTAATTTTTCATCATTTAGTTGTGAGTCTTTCTCCCACATGTCATTCAAAGTGTCTAGGTTCATACTTTCTTATTGTTTTTATCTGTGATCTCGTAGAGAGTATACTTGAAGTTAACCTGTGCTGTGAAGTAATTGATGTCAGTTGCTGATGCATCAAACTCCAGAGTGGTTAAGCTTGTTGGAAATATATTGAAGAAGTTAATTGCAGATATTGTATTGTAGTTACTATTCAGAATCAATAAACGAGCATCACTCATTTGCTTATCAAAATTATCTCTTCTACCTGGCTCATCTACAGCATTGATATAATCAAAAAATTCTTGCTGGTGCTTAGGGTTAGTAAGACCCTTTAACCATTTATATATTTCATAATAATTATCAAGATCTTCATTGACTAAGAAACTTAGATTCAGATCTCCAAATGTCATCTTATCACCAGGAACTGTATAGTCTTTCACTGGTGTCTGTATATCCCTTACACCAATACTAACTTCAGGTATAGAAGCAGATTGACAAAAGTAATCTACATGAGGTGTCCTACCAATAACAAATTTAAAACCTACGGGAGATAGAAAGTTTTTATTAGCAGGAGAGAATAGGGATTGATCGTATGCCATTAGTTCACGCAGGTCTCCGTATTATTTAGAGACGTAAAAAAAGAGGGTCTTTCGACCCTCCCAAACATTTAAGTTTTCAGTGCATAGTTCTAATCAAATACGTTTTTACAGATTGATTTACATGAGCTTGCTAAGTCTTCACATTCGATAAGGCATTCAAAATAATCATCGATCAAATTTATATCAGCGTCATGTTCGCTTAAAGTTGTCATACTACTATCGATACGATTCCAACTGCCTAGTTGATTTTGTGAGACTATGTTGTGCATTTTGCACCTCCATTAAAATTGAACTTCATTATAAAACCATTTGGTTTCATCTTGTTCTCCAATTCTACTATTATGTATGCAAATAAGGACCGTATTTACCGATACATTTTAATAAAAAGAAATGCCTACGTGATTATACCTATGTCTTTTTCAACCATCTTGGTAGATAGAATATTAACCAAGCAAGTGTCCAGAAGGTTAACAGCACCATTATGTGTAGCACTCTACTAGAGTTAAATATCAGTCCACAAGTTACAAAGGATATCCACAACCAATCTAAGGTGCCATGCAGTCTCCACCACAATTTATCACCTAACTTATTCATAACCTTATCTCTAAGTCTAGCAAAGAAAGGTGATACATGTCTCATCATAACAAACCCTTCATTGAAAAACATGAGGGTGAATCCAATCCAAAAAATCATGACTTAGTTTCTTCTATTGCTTCTTTAATAACAGTTTTTAATTGTCTTAATTTCTTTTTACCAAGTCCAGCTCTGGTATCTATCTTTACTTTAACCCAATATACACCTGCTAAGACTAACAGAAATGGAATTGCGTCTGCCCATGAGATCTCATTCCATGCTTGTACTACATTCATTTTTATATTCCTTTCTTTATATAGACAAAAAAAGAGACCCTTGTGGGGTCTCTTTGGAAGTATGTATATCCCGTGGATTACATGAGGTTTGCAACTTTAACTCTTCTGTAGTAAGCGTTAGCGTTGAGGTTACCAGCTGCCTGTGGATCTGAATCAGATAGAGCAGTAAGTCCCTTAGCAAATGGGTTAAGAACCATTCCGTAACGAGTCTTAAACCCGATACGTGGTTGGAATGAATCCTGACCAATCGCTCTGTACATCTGGAGAGGTACATAAGGACAGTAGAATAATCCAGCATCGTATGCGTTGGATCCTTTATAACCTACAACGTAGTACTGATCAGAACTTACGTTTGCAGAATATGGGTCGATGTAGACCTTGTAACGTCCGTTGAGTGTTCCAACGAATGTGTTTCCAGTGTCATCAACTTCTCCAAGTCCACCAACTGCTTTGTTGATGCCTGAATCGTAGTCAAGAGTTCCACTCATAGCAAGAGCAGATGCAACGTCAGCGGATGTTACGATGATGTTGCCCTTCCCGCGACGAGTTTCCTGCGCGATTGCGTTAGCGTCTCTTTCGATCTGGAATAGAAGACCTTTGAATTTCTCAACAGACCATCTTCCGTTTGAGTCAACGTCAAGGTCGAATACACCTTGGTTTGCTACGTTTGCCTGAGCACCTGGCTTAGCACCACGGTAAACAGTACGTACAACTTCACGGTTGATTTCAGCAAGGATCTCTGTTGAAAGAATGTTTGCTAGTTCAGACTCGGCATCTAATCCGTGGATTGCTTTCAAGTCTTGTGCTAGTTCAACTGAGTAGTCAGCTCTTAGGGCACGACCTTTTGCTTCTACAGCAATACGGTCTATGCTAAATGCCATCTCCATGAAGGCATTACCAGCTGTACCATCGCCTAGTCCTTCAAGATCGCCTGTACCGAACTTACTAGAAGCAAGGTCGTAGTTAGTAGCAGTTGTACCGCCACCAGTTGCGTCGTTGATAAGACCTGGGTTTTGCTCAGTGGTAGCTGTTGGAGGTGTGCCTCCCTTAGTACCAGAGAACTGTGCATCAGGCTCATTGAAGAATGCTTCTCCACCAGATTGGTTGGTGTAGCGAGAACGCATTGCGAAAATAAGTCCTGTTGGACCTGACATAGGCTGAACCCCTGCGATGTCATAAGCAATTAGCTTAGGCATAGCACGACGGATCAAGCTGATGAGTATAGGGTCGAAACCATATACAGCACCAGAACCTGTTGTCTGAGTGTTGATTGGACCAACGTTTGTTGGTGCTTCTGTAAGAACGGCACGTTCTTCTTGTAGTGCCTTCTCTTGGTTCTCCAAAAGAATTGCGGTTACCGACTTACGATAGTTGTCCTTGATTTCAGGAAGACCATCATGGTTAAGTACTGGTGCCCACTTCTCTTGGAGTTGTTCTG